AGGAACCCTAGATCCTTGATCATCTCGGGTTGGAGCGCATGGTGCAGGAGCATGGTATCGTGTTCCGCACCGCGGACTTTCACTCTGACGCTTCTCCAGAGGAATGCGATATCATATAGCCCGTTTTGGAAGAGCTTCGGTACTTGGGGGTCGCTAAGCACTGCTGCGATAAGTGACCACACGTCGCACTCAAGTCTGCTAGTCGTCCAATAGCTTCCATTCTTTGCTCGGGCGTCATCGAATGGAATAACGATTGCAATGTCTGAGTATCCGAGTCCAATGCACGTAACTCGCGTTCCACTAGTTTCAATATCCACAGAAAGTGGGCGATCTTGTCGGACGTGGTCAGTAAGAAATCTCTCCACCTCTTCCGCTGTGGGCTCGATCCAGATTTCACGGTGGGGCCTCCTTATGTCAGGGAACGCGCTTTGGTTATGGGCCTTCATCAGGTCGGCGATCACGATGGGGCGTAGATCCCAACCGCGAAGCACAGCAGCAGGATGATAAGTGCAAAGGCATTTATATCCAGTAATAGTGTGAGTAGACTCGAAGGTGGTCCCCCGCCACTTTTTGATGCCAGTGCGACCGCCAAGAGCCCAGAGAGGAGTGTTGCCCAGGCAGATAATGAGGTTAGGATTGAGAGCAAGGACTTCACTGGCGAGCCGATCTAGTTCGGGTTCGAATTCAGGGCGAAGGTACTTAGAGCCGCTAATAGCAGGGTATCCAGGGAGAGCACCGGCCTTCGGCCCGCATAGAGTCTCCAGATCATTCTCGCGAGGATGTAGATTAAACACATTGGTGCGAAGAATTTCATGGGCATGGGCCTTCCAAACGCGATCCAGGTATTTGGGATCATGGGTTTCGTAGAACATGGAAATGCAGCGGCTGTCACCTGGGTGGAGGGCGACAATGCCAGCGTCGTCGAGCATGCGGAGAAGTGCGCCGCCTGAGGGGCCGACAAAGCCGAGGCCGAGCTTGGACTCGTAGTCGCCCCAGGCTTCGCCAACGAGGAGGATAGGGGGCGTTGAAAGCATACGTTTCACCTGGGCTTCCTTGTTTTCTTGATCTGGGGAGGGTGCACACCTCCCTAGGGTTTCAGTGTGCTATGCAGATGGCGCCCATATAGTAGGCGCAGGGGCGGACTATGCCTTGGCCAGAGGACGCGGCTGGCGCACCGGCCGTGGATGGAGCTGGCGCTGGGTCTGACCCTACGTGGCCTGTGCTGGGGGCGGAGCTTGCGTGGCCGGAGGTGTGGCCAGTCGAGCCGTTGCCGCTGCTAGCTCCTGAAGAGCCACTTCCAGATCCACCGCCGCTGGAGCCGCCAGTCGAGCCAGTAGAGCCGCCTCCGCTGCCAGTCGAGCCGCTGCTTGTTCCGCTGCCGCCAGTAGCGCCCCCAGAGCCGCTTGATCCGCCAGAGTTAGAGCCTGAGTTAGAGCCAGCCCCACCAGATCCACTATTGCTGCTTCCTCCGCTGCCACCTGAGCCAGACGATGAGCCTGAGCCTGAGCCACTGCTGCCGCCGTTGCCACCGTTCCCAGACTGGCCGTTACCGTTTCCAGAGCCGCTCCCTGGGCCGTTGCCATTTCCGGGTCCATGTCCTTGGCCGCCCGAGTTGCCGCTGTTGCCGCTCGTTCCTGTACCATGTCCTGCTCCATTGCCGTTGCCATTGCCGTTACCAGGCGAGCCATGGCCGCAGCTGCCGCCAGTGCTAGCGCTAGCGCTTCCGTTACCGGCGCTAGCGCTAGACTTGGCTGCTGCTGGCACAGCCAGAGCAAGCACACACACCGTCGTCAAAAGTATCTGTTTCATTGGGCTTCCTTAATGAATAGAGAAAAGGCTGGAGGGAGGCTATGGCCGGTTGCGGGTCAAACCACATTCTCCCTCCAGCAGTCTACCGTCAGGCCCGCGGTGCCGGGGGGCATTAAGCAGCACCTGACGGATGGGGTGGCCGGCTTAGCTCGTCGGCAGTGTGCGCTTGATCTCCATGAACACCGGAGCGTCAGGGTTTTCTTGCTGCCGCGGCCCCACGAAACCGTCGACTTGCGAGTTTAGGACTTCGTCGTTGCGGAGTCCGCGGGACACAGCTTGTTCCAGGTCGATACCGCAGTGCTGATGGAACTCGTCAAGGCGATAGACAGCGTCCGGGGTGAGGTAGAACGTGATGGACATCGTCTTCGACTTGAGTTCGTTCCTAGTGCCGTCGGCCGAGGTTAGTGCCTCGTCGAGCTCGTCCTCGTCGACGTCATCGCCAGCGGCAATCGGCCGCATTTCGAACTTGACGTAGGGCGTGTGCTTCTTACTGGAGACCCCCTCTTCCCAGCGGCCGACAACGAAGGTATAGGTGCCGGTGGGGAGGTTCTTGGGACGTGCAACTTCCGTCGGGGCTTCTTCGAGAAGCATGGCAAAGTTGGGCTTCGGGTTGGTGTCGTGCTTATTCATCGTGGGGGATGTCCTGTTAAGCTGCGTGAAAACTCAAGGATGATGGTTTCGAGATTATCTTTTGCTTGGCTGATCTTCTCCGTTGGGTTGGCGATGTTGTTAAGAAAGCCGTAGATGCCCATAAGGTCCTGGATGGACATCTGGCCGGTGACGGGGCCGGTTCGGTTATTTACATCGTGTAACATTCGTTCAGACATACACGCTCCTTAGAATGGGACTTCGTCATCAGGGACGTCGTCCTGGGTGGACCGGTTTTGCTTACGGGCGTCCTGCACGATGCGCCGCTTGCGTGCAAGTTCTGTAACAAGCTCCGTGAGCTCGAACTGGATGGCATGAGCTAGGCTGCCGCTGTCCGGTATGCGCGACAGTGCCTCAAGCGCTATGCTCAGGTTCTTGACATCTGCTGTAACTGATGATATCATCTTACACCTTTCGTTTGAAATAGGAACTAGCTTGCATCGCAGGTGCTGGCGTCGAAGTAGGCTCCCCTGTGGCACGAACCTGGGTCACAGCCTCACGAGAGCCCGAACCCGGCGGCTCGCGTAGCACCGCGAAGAACTCGGCTAGGCCGGTTTCAATAGGGAGCGTCTTCGGCATCTGGGAGGGCCGTGCGTTGCCCAGATGGATTAAACTGTCGCTCTCCAGTTGGATAGTTCGCTTTCCAGAGCGGTTAATGTATCGGATATAGTTTGGGAAATACTGTGGAATCTTCGGTGAGAGTTTCTGGCCCACTCCCTGAGGAAAAATGAAAGTTCCATCGGGCTGCTCCATATAGACGCCGTGGCAAATGACGATGACGTTGGTGTTAAATCCTGGGGACGTAAGCATTCCAAGGACTTTTTCAACATCGTCCTGAGCAGATCCGTAGACTGCTCGTCCGTCATAGTCGCCAGACTTGCCGACCGGGGCAATGCTTTCATGGTAATCGTAAGCACAGTCGCAGAGCCGGGATAGTGAGTCAAGGACCAAGATGCAGTCCGGACCCCAGTCTGCTGGAACTCCCAGGTCCACGTCGTCGTATTTCCAATGGTCGAGCATCTTAATTGCGTTAATCCAGGCTTTCGGTTTTCCATCGAGGATCGCTCCGCCGGGGCCGGCTTTGATGGGATCACGAAGTGTGCGGAATTCAACGTTGTCGATCTTTTCAGGGCAAAGCTCCATTATTTTATACCGGAGGATATCCAGAAGGCTATCAAAATCGAGCACACGCAGGCGATAGCCAGCCCTAACCAAGGAGACGAGGGATCCAGTTTTTCCACTTTTGGAGTCTCCAAGGAGAAGAAGTTTCACCAGTTCGGTACTAGGGTGGTCACTTAGTTTCATCTGGGGCCTCACAGTTGATGTTGGCGCCGCAAGCCGCGTAGCCAGCGACATCGATCCACGAGTCGAGGTGCACGGGTTGGTTCTCAAGCCGGGCCAGTTTCATGTCGATCTCCATGATGGCTACGTCGGTGGGGGTCAGTTTCGGAATGGGGAGTGGTCCCCACGTGTTGAGCAGGTGCGCGTTCCAGCGAGCGGCAATGCGAGCGAAGTTGCTCTCAGGGCTGCCGTAGTTGAGGCCGCGATCAGCCACCGCTGCCGTTGCTAACTCGAGGAGTTTCGACTTCGGGATCATACCGGCGAAAGCTGACTTTGATTTTGTCTCCGGTTTTGAAGGGGTGGCCCGGACAGTAGAACGTCTCATTCATGTACCTCACTAGGAAAGAAGCGTCGTCGGCGGCGTCGATCTCGCTATAGACTACGAAGATCGTCTCGAGCTTGGGTTCGGGTTCTACATCACCGAACACCGGTGGGCTTACCGTGGCTTCAGCGGGTTCCATCGTTCTTCCTTTGGTAGCTTAACGAAATCGGCAGCGAGAAACTTCTCGCGGACCGCGGGACTTTTGGAGCAAATGCCGCGGAAGGCACAGCCGCCGTATTTGTCACAGGACGTGTCGTTCATTGGCCAGTGGCCGGCTTCTGCGTAGGTTTCGGCGGTTCGGAGAAGGATACCAAGGTCACCGAGCCATTCATCCAACTGATCTTGAGTTCGATACGTGAAACCTCGGACGAAGCGGTTTGGGTGGTCAAGCATAATTTGAGCACCCGAGATAACAACCCCTCTGATGGGGGCATTGAGCACAACCTTTCCTGCGAGTGTGTAAAGTGTCATTTGATTATTGGGCTCCCACTGGTCGAAGAAGCTGTCGCCCAAGGTGGTGACGGTGGTTTTGTGATCCATGACCATGAGGGCGTCGTTGAAGTTGACCACACGGTCGAGGTGGCCACAGAGGATGTAGGGCTGCTGGTAGATGGTGTCGCCACTCATATGGTCGTAGGTAGCCCGCGGCCCGAAGTCGAGCTCGAACCGAAAGCTGAGCTCCACTGCTGCACGGCCGTCTTCACGGATGTAGGTCTGCGCTGGATCATCAGCGCCGTAGTGGTCGAGGTAGTCGATAACGAGGGCGACTAACGTGTCTCGGTTTTTGTATTCGCCTGCGCGCCGGGTG